AACCAGGACAATAGTTCATTGGCATTAACTTACCTGCTTCCCTTCCAGGACAACGGTCATTAATCCAGTGGGGCCTTGTGCCAGGACTTTCATTCCCGTATTGGGAGGGATCGTATAGTATAGATTGGGGAATTGGGGCCCGATCCCAGCGTCTATGATCAGAAACTTGCTAACATGTAGCGCCTCTTCATTACCTTGGAGAGTCCAGGAGAGAACATCACCCGCAGAGCATCCCGAATAGTCAAACGAGACGTTGGTGACGACTGTATAGAACCTATTCGGAGAGATAAAGTCCAATAAGGTTGTGCCGCCTGCTGTCAATGCTTCCAGACCGCTCCAGGCAAACATATGATCCCCAAAGAAGTTAAGACTCGGCCCCGTCGAAAGTGTCATCCGTGAACAGTACCCACTAAACTACATGCTTGCGATTCGGTATCACTGGCCGTAACATTTACAGCAGTACACTTTAACGCAGTATAAGGAGGAATAAACAAAGGAATAGCAAATAACTGATTTGATTTTCTCCCATCAATTCCAGCAGTGTTATCCATAAATTGATTGAATACGATCACGCCATTCAGATAAATGATATAGTGATAGTCATGATTACCAGGAGTACAGTATTGGAATGTCACTTCGCATTTAATTGATTTATTACCTGTAGTTGTTTCAAGCAGCGCAGTTTCAGAGTTTGAAACCCCTATAGCTTTTGAATAGGCAAATACATGATTCCCCACATAGTTAAGATCCTTTCCACTGCCAGCTACTACATTGCTGCTAGCATAGGGAATGCCCTCAGGCATCCAAAATCACTCGAACTGAATCGTGCAGCTTGCGTCGATAGTGGCTGCCGTTGTGACTGCCATTTGAATATCCAGGGTATTACCAGAAGTTACGCCCAAAGCGGTCTTTTCTTGTATAACGCAGTTAGCTACTCCAGTTCCACCACTTGCGGCCTGCGCGATTGCTGGTCCCATAAAGGTTGCATCTCCTTCTTGGAGTGCTGTCCCCGTTAATTTGAATCCTGAACAGAAGTCCGCTCCAGTTCCAACGCTACTAACTCCCATTGATATAGAAGAGATCTGCGATACTCCAGAAGGCACAACCAGGGAAAGTCCTGAAGATGCAAACTGGGATGTCATGCTCTGGAACGATGTCGTCGCGCTCAATGCGGAACTCGTCCTCGTTACTACAATGCTCATGTGTATTATGCCCTCACTTTTATTGGTCCAAGACTAGCCAATACTGGCGAACCCCTTGAAAATGAACGTACTGCGACCTTTGCCAAGAACGCACCGACGAGGGTCTTGGTTATAGCCTGTTTGTTGGACTGTGCAGCCTTTGAAATGGTCGTCAATCCTGTGTTAAGATCGCCTGCCAGGAAAGACTTTACTGCCGAACCTGCATTTACTTGTGTCATAAGAGCTAACGCAGCTCCCGTTTCAATTACATTTATCCCAAAAGTTTTTGGGGCCTTACGTCTATTATTCCTTCGGCGTCTTACCATGCATACTCACATATGAGTAGCTACTTAAAATAAAGGGCCGTCCCTTTTCTAATTAATAGACGATTAAGGCACTAATATATAATCACAACCATGACAATCAGTAAATTGATTATCGTTGGTTGCATTGCATTCGGGACAGGTCCATGTTTCATAGTGTCTTTTAAGATTGGTTAACATGGCATTAACAACATATGATTCTTTCTTTCCCTCTTTCTCTGCATGGTTAGCTAACCAGTTGTAGACTGTATGGTCTATCGTAAAGGTCTTACCGATCTTACCCATGACGACCACCTGCTTTAGTCCAGCACCGATAACACCATCCTTCTGGCTCTTCTGGGTTTCTGTAACAAAAACAAACGTCGCCTCTAAATTCTGCGTTTGTTAATGGTTGCTGATCTCTTACTCCTCTTATTCTTTTCCAAAGTTTACTTAACATTTATCTCTCCGAACCAAGAATAAGGAACCCCTATAAATAATATTATGATTATCAATAAGAAAAGAAAAGAAAAGAAAACAAAAAATGTTTCTAGAAGCCTACGTACTTAGTAAAAAGGGTAATTGTAATATTATTTGGGCTACTTTAGGCCTAGTTTAACCCTGTTCTGGGGCTGTTTTACCCCTACTTCGGGACTGTTCTGGGTCTTTAGTAGCCCTTCCAGACCGCTTCTTTTCATTAACATGTCTGCGACGAACCCCATGATCGGACTCTCTTTAGTTATTGCGTTAATTGTACTTTGTCCAGTAGATTCATCTAATTTTTTACTGGCCGCACCCAGGGAACCAAAAAAAGAAGATTGGAAGTTCTCAAGCTTTTCGTGCATTCGGTCATCAATCTCATTAACAATCGGTTCCAGGATGATTAAGAGATCATCATCACTATCAGGAGACTTCGCCCATTCAACCCATTTATCTTTTGATAATTTAGCGATATAATGACTTATTCCAAAATAGAATAATGACCAGGCGATAAAGTACCCCAAAAGTTCTAATGCTGAAATAACCATTTAGATATCTAATGCTTTAGGTATGCATCTGTATTGGTCTGTAGCCTCAAAATAAACAGGCTTTTCTCCAACACCACATATGGGTCTCACTCCCGCCGTGGATGTTGGGTCTCTAATCTGGCGCTTGAGAAGTCCAGCCTCCTCAGCAAATTTAAACAAAACAAGCAACGCGCCTAAATTCATAATCCTGTCACCCTCCCCCATTCTCCAACATCTACAAACTTAGGACGATCACATCCTAATTTCCCCATCTGTCTTATAGCAAGGGCGCGAGCTATTCCCCCGCCGTTTTTTTCTTCTATGGTTATTATGTCAGTTTCCCAACGTTTACAAAGTGTCAATGGTCCAACACCATTTACATATTCGGGTGTAGTGGGAACTTGCGGTATGATCTCAAGAACGGGAGCTACCACATTTTGCCAGATACCCTCGTTAACAAATTGTCCGACACCGCCAACAAATTTATCTTTTTCTTCTACAAGCTGCTCCTTGAAAACATAAGCCAGCGCCGCCAGTGCAACACCGACCAATACAGGAATACCAGCACCAACCAAATTGGGAAGTGTTTTCTCCAAAAGACCGTCCTTTTCACGCTTGTAATACCTATCTAAGGCGGCAGACTGGACCCTTGTCAGTTTCTTGAAGGTTTCACCATCGGGCATTAGTTCCAAACCCATTAGCGCCTCTTCTTTTTGCCTGCGGGAGTTTTCCTGAACGCAACGGCAAGCTTCTTTAGATTAGGTGAACCCGATCTTAATCGGAAGCGTGGCTTCTTGGCATTCGCTTTAATAAATTTATTCCAGGCTGACAGTTTGCGTTTTGGTTTTCTTCTTTTCTCTTTGATTTCGGAAATAAATACATCAGTGCCAGGTGATCCTAACTTCATTCCGCAACCAGGACAATAGTTCATTGGCATTAACTTACCTGCTTCCCTTCCAGGACAACGGTCATTAATCCAGTGGGGCCTTGTGCCAGGACTTTCATTCCCGTATTGGGAGGGATCGTATAGTATAGATTGGGGAATTGGGGCCCGAT